GTCACGGCCTTCTCCAGGGCGTCCCATGTCATAGGCCCGACCACGCCGTCAACGATCAGTCCGTGCTCCTGCTGGAACTTCTGCACCGCTGCCAGCGTTGCGGAACCAAAGTCTCCGTCAATGCCGAAGATGCCCAGGCTGTATCCCAGCTTGCTGAGCATCGTCTGGCATTCCTTCACATATGTGTTTCTGCTTCCGCGCCGGATGGTCGGACGCCACACCGTGCCCGGTTCCGGATCCGGATCAGCAGGTGCCGTGGTAGGATCCTGCGCCTTCTCTCCGACACATGCCGGCACGGCCCAGTGCGTCCACTTCTTGTTCCGGCTTGTGAAGTGCTGCACGCCGTTTGAACACTCCACGGTTTCATTGTTCAGTCCGAATCCGGTATGCTCCATGGTTTTGCCCTTCCGGACAAACAGGCAGCACAGCGTGTCCTTCGGCATTGTGCTGATCTCGCCCTTTGCCTTCCAGTTTGTTTCCGTGTTCCACTGGGAGGTGGCGCCGGCACCCTGCAGTTTCCATCCGTAGATCTGCAGCAGGATCCAGTATGTGAATCCTCTGCAATCGTTCGCTCTGGTCTGTCCTCCCGGATAGAACGTGCATCCGGAGCAGCTTCCGGTCCCTTCGAAGTTTTTGCACTTCGTTTTGATGGTCGGATGTTCCTGGCCTTTGCTGTTGTATGCCGCCCGCCTGTGTGCCGGCGTGCACAGCTGTCCGCGGTCGCCGAATATATACGGCCATCCCACGCAGGCCAGCGCGGCCTGCCATGCAGCGTCCGACAGGGGAATCCCGCTGTTCTTCAGCTGAGCAATCAGTTCATCAACCTGTTTTGCTGTTTTCATTTCTTTTTCTTCCTCCTGTTCCATGGCATCTTGTCCGGCAGAATGTAAACAGCTTCCGCCGCGAGACCCACGGCGCAGATGATTACCAGAATGATCCATACAGTCATGCGATCACCTCCGAATTGCATAAAAAATAGGAAACATGCACGGGAAATGTGCGTGTTCCCCTTTGTTTATAAGGCTTTTGTGGTATAATAGTATATGAAAAGAGCGCTTGCGGCTGGACCCCGCTCACGCTCCGGCGGAAGATGTGGCCATAGCACATCAACCATGATGATACTAACACATCCTTCTGCCAGAATCAAGAAAGGATGTGTTTTTTATGCCCGAAAAGGATAAGGTCCTTCTCATGAACAAGGTCGAAGGCACGCTGAAGCCCCGCATGTTCGCGAATCTCCTGGAAGAAGCCGTGGATGAAATCCAGGACCATCTCAACGAATTCGATGTCCAGCATATCGGCGAGACCGCCGAAAAGGATCATGACGATCTGCTGGACACCTATATCGATGCGAAGCGGATCGCCGGCCTGTCCGAACTGACCCTGGTTTCCTATCACTATGAGATTTCCAGGCTCATGAAACACCTGAATCTCATGACGCATCAGATCACGCCCTATCATATCCGCGATTACTTCGCGTATATGAAGACCCGCGGTGTCTCCGACGTCACCGTGGAGAACATCCGCCAGAAGTTCAGCGCCTATTTCGGCTGGCTGGAAAAGTCGAAGCTGATCCGCGTCAATCCCATGATGGAGATTGAAAAGATCCGGATCCCGAAGACCGTGAAGCCCATGTTTTCCAATCCGGATATCACGATTCTGAAGCAGAACTGTTTCAGCGTCCGGGATAACGCGATCATCAACCTCCTGCTCTCTTCCGGTTGCCGCATCGGTGAAGTTGTCCGTCTGAACCGGACGGATATCAACTTTGAGGCAGGAGAAGGCAAGGTCCTTGGCAAGGGAAACAAGGAACGCCCGATCTTTGTGGACGATGTGACGCTCCTGTTTCTCAAGGAATACCTGGCGACCCGCACGGACGATAATGAGGCGCTGTTCATCAACCGCTACGGCAATCGCCTGCATGCCGGCGGATATCGTGAAATTCTGCGGAAGCTTGCCGAAAAGGCGGACGTCAAGAAGGTGCATCCGCACCGCTTCCGCCGGACCTTTATCACCCGGATGCTGAACCGCGGCATGCCGATCCAGGAAGTCGCCCTCCTCGTCGGTCATGAAAGCCTGAACACCACCATGAAGTATTATTCGGCCAGCAAGGCCCGGATCAAGAGCTCCTATCAGCGGTATATCGACTGATCAGCAGCGGATCCGGCCGGGGCGGGGGGAGAACCCTCCGCCCTTTTTCGTACCGCTTTTGTTAGCGCCTTCAAACCGCGTTAAAGGTCACTTTAACTCGTCTTGACTATCCACCAGATCAGAGCGATTGCGCCAACCTCCTTCGTTTAGGTCGATGTAATGAATTCCCCTGTACTGTAAATGTATCTGAACGGATTTGTGTCGCTGTTAATCACAGGCCAGTCTGTTCCCCGTCCGATCTTGACTACCTTGATCTCTGTCGGGCTGATCGTAATGGCGGCGAATGATTGCTCGGATATTGTTCCAGATTTTGAGATGGCGTTTATGAATGTATCGCAATCGATGATGATGATCGGCACATGGGTTTCTCCGTAGGCAAACCGAAGCGCATCACGATGTGTATGACCTTGAATAAAGCACCTGATCTGATCCTTGTACGGTTCAAGAAGGTTTAATAGCCATGTGTAATACACGTCATCTGCCATCGTGTTATATGTCTTGAAATAAATACCGTGGTTTATAACAACGACTTTTTTATCCGTGTCAAATGCTTCTGTTGTCCATGAAACATTTCGTCCTGTGGATGAATACCAGTACGGCACTAAATACCTGTAGTTGGCGTCCTCCCAGTAGAACGCATCGTCATGCAAGTTGTTCACGGTGTCATCAAGATGATGAATCCCGTAAAATCTATTGGCAACTACATCGTATGCGATGTTAACGTGTTCTTGTTTGGTTAATACATAATCCGACGCATCTGGATCACTCCTATGCGGATTCCCGTCCCTGTTTCTGTCGTGATTGCCGTATGCAGTAATCATAGGGATTCTAATGCTTTCATTCTGGAATGCTTCGAAAGCATCACACAGTTCCTTTACAGCATCTGCCTTGAGTGCGTGGTACTTTGTAATGTAGTCGCCGCCGTTTACAAACGCACCGATATTGCACCCGTCCAGAATCTGCTTTACAAGCTCCGGTGATTTCTTCTTGTTCTTGTTCCAATGGAGATCAGATATGAACAGGATCGTTGAAGCCACAGCCCCGGCACTCATGATGTTATTGTTGATTGCTGTCTTGCTTGCTTCGATTTCGTCGTTCCAATAGTTTGTATCAATCTTTTCGTACTGGTTCTTAAACGTGAGCGTAATACAGCCTTTGACAGCCGGATATGTGGATGAGAAAATCACAGCCAGATTCCCGTTATCGATTGCTTGCGGAAGCACTTTACTTAAATTGATCTCATAGTAACGTCTGCTTGAACCGGAATACTTTGTCCTCCCGTAAATCACGCAATCAATCGCAATCTCCGGCTCTTCGCTTTCCGTTTCCGGGTCTGGCTCAACCTCGCCCCTTGTAGCAATCGTTATATAGTTTTCCAATAATGATGTAGCTGGACTTTCCGGCACCTGTTCGCAGTTGATCTCGAGTGTCATAATGAGGTTCAGATTCTTTGCTATGCTGAAATTTGTAAAATCATCAGCCGTCATTTCATGCGTGTCAAACCAGCTGCTATCCTCAATGCCTCCGCTTCCTAAATACCTTGGTGTACCGGATACAAGGAAGTTCGCATACGTCGACCCTGTTGGGTTTGTGTTTGACGAATCGTGATCGAATGCGATCTGGTTTTTGCACAGGTGGATTTTCCTTTTGTTTGTTGTCGAAAAATCTACCAGCGTGTCCATGTTTCTGTACTCGCTGTTCATGAAGAAACGGGTCATATCATTATTGAGATTATTTACAAGTTCTGGTGTATCGATGAACCTATTCTCAATAAGGATTTCCATGCTCCCTTCGTTTCCGCAGCTGGTTGATCCAAAGATCACGCACATATTCCCGTTTTCAATACATTCCGGCAGAAGCTCGCCAAGATTGAACTCATTCGTTCTTGCAAAAATACGTGAGTATGTAATCATACTCTGTAAAATGACGTATTTGATTTCTTCTGTCGTGCTGTTTCTTGTCGCTATTGCTATATAATTTGTGCCTATCGACCCTGTAACACGATCATCCTTTTTGTGGTTTGACTTAATCGTCACAATCAAATCACAGTTTGTATTTCTTACGAAAGGCACAAATTCTTCTGCGCTGATTGTATGCGATTCAAACCACGCTGATTCGCTTGAGATAATACTTCCCGATCCAAGGTATCTCGGTGTACCGGAAATAAGAAAGTTCGAAAACGTTGATCCTGTTGGATTTGATGCCGTCGGTTTGAATAATATTTTGTTGTAATATAGATCGATCTGTCTTTCATTTGTTCCCGACGTGTTTGCAAGGTCGCTGATTTTCGGATAGTACGCATTGAGAATTCGGTTTGTCAGACTGCTTCTTCCGCTGTTTGTGACATTGAGCTGGTTCTGTACTTCATTTGCATCTGCCGCCATGCCTTCCATTGTCAGACTTTTATCTGTTGCACAATAGGCAATCAGAGCTGCTTGAATTGCTGTAACATCCTCATCTGACAAGGCTGTTTGATCAACTCTTCTTATACTCGCTCCAAAATAGTACGCTTCTTTCGGAATATAAATTATGCCCGGCCTATATCCAGAGTTGCCCAAATATGTGGATTCACTATTATAAAAAGAGAGATTGAATTCATAGGTTGTGTTTGTAATTTCAACAGCAATCTTTTTTATGTATCCAAGAAACGCCTTTCCTGTCCTTGCATACTTATTGGATGACGCTTCTGTTCCGTCAGCTACTTTCCAGTATTTCCCTTTTGTTATATTAGGCGCCCATTCAATAGGTGTAATTGCGGCATTGATTGCACTCTTTAAATCAGTAATCTCACCGCCCAGGTTAACCGCGACTACATGGCCGGAGTTCCAGCTGCCGGCGGCATGATCGGTCGTGAACCTGTAAAGTCCGCCGTTATAGGTCACGTACTGCCCGGCCACATACGCCGTGCTGGTTGAGAAGGCCGGCGCCAGCTTCGTCCACAGGGAAGAGTAGTCCGCCGGGATGGAGGCCACCGCCGCGTCGATGGACGCGATCAGCGTATTGATGTCGCTGATCAGCGTGCCCGGATCCACCGCCACGTCCGTGCTGGTCCGGTATACCACAGCCGTCAGCGCGGCCAGCGTCGTGATCACGCTGCTGCTTGTCAGCTTGATCGTGATCGTGATTAGGCCGGGCACATAGTACGCCGCCTGAGGCAGAACGATAGACGCTTTATTCCCGCTCAGCGTGCCGGATACGGCCACCGTGCCGCCGTCCTGGCGGATCACGTTGCCGCTGACCGTTCCGGAAAGCGTTGCCGGCTCTCCGTCGTCAAATACTTCCACGCCGATCAGGTTCCCCTGGTTGTCCATGCTGAACAGGTTGCCCGTGAGCACCCGAACCGCTACCGGCTTCTGCAGATCCTGCTTATACCATGTTTCAATCCGTGCCATGTTCTTCTCCGTCCTTTTCTGTCGTTATTATGCCGCCTGGATGTATCCCTGCATCGCCGCCAGCGTCAGGATCTCATTCCCTTCCGTCAGCTTGATGGTGATCGTTACCGGCCCGGCCACTGTATAGGCCGTCGCCGGCAAGATAATGTATGCCGTGTTTCCGCTGCGCGTTCCGCTGACAGTGACTGTCGTGCCGTCCGGCTTGATCACGTAGCCCGTCACCGTGCCGGCAAGCGTGACGTCTTCGCCGTCCTTTGTGATCCGGACGCCGACCAGGTTTCCCTGGCTGTCCTGGCGGAACATCACGCCCGTCATCGTCCGGATTTTCACCGGCTCTCCCAGATCCTGGTCAAACCATGTCTCCATCAGCGCCATCACTTATTCCTCCGCGATCTGTTCGTTTTCCCTGTTTATCGGCTCGTTGAATGCCTTTTCCGCCAGGTCGTTGTTCAGTCTCCTCAGATCCGCAAGCTGATCCAGGAACTCCTTCCGTTCCGCCTTCATGCTGCTCTTCAGATTCTGCATCTTCTGGACCATCTCCATTGTGATCGAGCATACCCGGATATACTGGCCTGCCGCCATGTTTTTCAGCAGGTTATTCAAATCTGAGATCATGCTGTCTACAAGGCCTTCATTATCCAGCAGTCCGTGCCCGTCGTTCACGGTAAGGTCTCCGATCTTTCTTTCTTTTGCCATATCTTTACGCTCCTTTTCAGCATCGCTCACTTGCCAAGGTAATTTATCGTATGCGGTGTGGCACTTAACACAAGACTGCCGGAAGCACGGCCTGTCGCTTCATATGATGCGTTTCCATAAAGGAAAGCATGACTGTTTGACAGGCTCACGGTATCATATGTTGCGGATTTCCACTGTACTGCATTACTTTGATACGTAAAACCGATCTCAGCATTCAACGCGCCGGTCTTTACTGTATTGCACCAGAATGACGCACACTGTGCGTTACCTGTCAGGAGCTGCGATACCTGCGTTGTGCCGTTCAAGTAAATATGATCGGCGTTTATCTGTATGCTCGATCCGTTGATATCTATTCTGTCTCCTGAAATCTGCAGCGATGTTTCGTTATTGATCTTTGTAATGCAAATTCCGCCTGTCAGGCTTCCCTCATCGTAAACACCATACTCTGTGTGGTTCCGCTCAATGATCAGTGCTGTGCCGTCGTTCACGATCAGCTTCCTGCCACTGGCGGATTCAATCACGGTATAGCTGCCGCAGACCGCCCACACGCTGTCTCTGTTTATCCAGATGTCGCTGTTTTCAAACTCCGTGATCTTTTCTTCGTCCTCCGCCAGCTCGCAGTCGTGCTCCGTGTTGGCTTTCTTTGAACCTCCGCCGCCACCGCCTGCCTTCTCGTTCAGTACGCCGGTGATCGTCTTCAGTTCGTTTGCCAGCGTGCATGTCACCGCGTCCGGGTTTGCGATGCAGTTTTTCCAGCTCAGTTCCGTCAGCCGCTCCGTCACGGTTTCCCCGTATTCCGGCAGCGGGATCCGGCAAAGTCTTCCGATGATCAGCTTGTCCAGCGTTTCACCGGTTGCCTCGCTCAGTTCGTATCCGCTGATCGTTACGCTTACCTTCGGCACACTGTTCTTTTTCAGCTGTTTCTGCGCCCAGGCTTTCAGCAGGGAAGGATCCTTGATCGAGCTGTCCGTGATCACGTTCGCGATCACGCCGTATGTCCCCGTGTTCCGGTCCAGGTAAGGGACATTGCTGTTCACGCTGTCAATGTGCAGGTTGTTCTTGCCCGTCGGATAGACTCGCGTATACATCCCGCTCCGGTCCAGCGTGATCTGCAGCGTGTCCAGGTTCCTGTTCCTCCGCAGCTCCATCGTGCTGCTCACCGGCCATGCTTTCAGTTTCAGCTTCCACGGCAGGCTTGTCTGGTCAAACTCCCACTGGCAGTCCTGGATCGCGTCCGTCAGACTGTTCAGCGCGCTGTGGATGTCGGTGTTCGTAAACTTCCATCCCTGCGCGTCGTTAAAGTCCACCGTGTCCTTTGCCCACAGGCTTTCTGTCTGCTGGTTCAGCAGGTATGTGATCGCCTGGCTCACCGTGCACGTTGTCGCTCCGCTGCTTCCGCTCATGGTTGCCGGCGTCACCTCGCCGAAAACCACCATCCCGGCCAGCAGGCCGAAGGTGTGTTCCAGCGTCAGCGTGATGTTCCCTGTCACATAGTTCTTCTTCCGGTTTTTGACATACATCACGCACATCTCGCCGTTCGGCGCCCAGATCTGCACCCACGCTCCGATGGAAACGTCCGGGCTTTCTCCGTCCAGTTCCATACTGGCCGTGCTCAGTCCGTCCGCCCGCATGTTCAGCTGCATCTTTTCCGGTCTCAGGATCTGAACCGGCGTCATAGTATGCCCGGAAAGCAAAACCGGCATTTTCATCTTATTCCCATCTCCCGTATGTATATACGTTCCAGCTCAGCGCCGATCCGCTTGTCACGCTCACGGTGTTTGCGCCCTGTTTCACCGGCACGTCGTCCGCGCTGGCTGTTGTCCGTTTGTCCAGAACGCTCCGGTACACATTGCTTGTGTTTTTAATCCGCAGGCGCTGGATATCGTTGTCGTCATAGTCGCCGATCAGCTTTTCCCCGTTTGCAAGGCCCAGGCTTGCGAATACGATGCTTTTCCCGTTTGCCGTTATGCTCACCGCGTTCACGGTGCTTCCGCTGCTGTTTGTCGCTTCAAAGCACAGTTTCCCGCCGGCGCTTTCCCTTACCGCCAGCGTTGCGCTTCCGCTCGTTCCGGCGCTGATCGCTGCTCTCTCCGGATCCATGCTCTGCCAGAACGGAACCGCGTATGCCCGGAAAGTGATGCTGTATGCCTCCGCCCATTTTGTCAGCGTTTTCACCGCCGGCAGCTGCGCGCATATCACGCGCAGCTTCTGCCGGTCGCGGTAGTTCACTGTCAGGTCTCCGCCTGCAGCAGCCCACCCGCAGATCTTCTGGATGATTGTCGATCTTCGTACCAGGTCCCGTTTCTCCGCGATGGCGAATGAAACGATCACATCCCTGTACCGCTTTTCCAGTCCTGTCACATACTGCCCGTTGTTTCCGGCGCGGCTCCCGGCGCTGATGTTCCAGTTTGGCGTGCTTTCGTCCACGCCCTGCAGGATGATCGCGCTGTCGATCGATGCCAGGTCCGTGCCGTTCAGCGCTACCGATATCCGTGTCCTCATTTTCTCACCTCATCATCCGAACAGGTTGGAAAGCTGTCCGCCTAAATACCTGTTTGTGGTCGCGCCGACCTCTTCGCCGTCCACATACACATTCACCGTGATTGGGATCCCTTTAACCGCGCTTGCTACCGCACTGGATATTTTGCCCGGCATATCTTCGTCCATTGCTCCGCGGTAATTATCCTGGCTCAGATTCTTCAGCGCGCCGCTGATGTCTGCATACCAGTTTGCCGGGATATCTTCCATGTTCGACAGGTCTTTGTCTTCTGATTCTTGCAGGAACCTGTCCCAGAACGCCCCGAACTGGTCACCCAGGACCTCCTGCATCCAGTCGAACGCACTGCTCTCTTCCTCCCAGGTGTCTATGCCTGCTTCCGCGTTTCGTCTGGCATCCCACCAGTCCTGGATTGCCTGAGTTTTGTCTGCCAGGTCATATACCCAGTCAAGTTCAACGTCCTCCACGATTTCCTCGGCTTCCGGAGATTTGTTGTCCCAGCCTTTCATATAGCTCGGACGCCAGTCCGCTTCCTCCGGTGTGGAAGGCGTGTACAGCGCTCCTGTTCCCCTGAAAAGCCTTGCGATTGGATTCGCGTTTTCGCTGTTCGGATTCCAGTTGTCCAGGAAATCGTTCCAGTTTTCCTCACTGAATGTATGGGTGAAATAATCGCTGTATTCTTTTCCCGTTTCTTCCCATGACTGCTTTCCGGAAAGCGAACGTCCAAGGTTCGTGTTGTTAAAGAACCAGTCGAAGATCGGCAGTCCATTTGCCAGCCCGCTGACAGTTGCCTGTCCCAGGAAGGAAGCCAGGCCCGGTATTTTGGCCAGCAGTGCCGTGCCGATACCCGTGCCGAACGTTGTTGCTGTTTTGCCGATTTCCGCTCCTGCTGCCGCACCGAACGATTTTCCAAGTCTCGATATCGCAACGATTTCCAGACCGGTCTGGAAAATATCCGTAACCCAGTCTCCGATACCTTTGCCGGTTGTCGCTTCTACAATCTTGTTCTTCAGCACCCACGGGATCACTGTTTCCAGGAATCCTGTGATTTCGTCCCCGTGTGTGGCCAGCCAGTCCAGGATCCCGCCCAGCCCCTCGATTACCTGACCGATGAACCGTACAAGCGGATTGTCGCTCTTTTTCAGATCACCGCCCAGTTCCTTGAGGAATCCACTGAGATTATCCATCGCCGTTTCGATATCCGTGATGATCTTCGTGATGTCGTCGCTCAGTTTCAGTACCAGTTCTGCCCTGGTTTCCCCTTCGCTGTTGAGAATCGCGCCTATTGTACGTAAGATATTCAGTGCGTCTTCGCTCAGCTGATCCATGTTGAGAATCTCGCTCAGCTTCGCGCCTATGTTTCTCTTGATCCCGTTCCAGAGTCTTTGTACCTCTTTTATTTTTTTCTCAACAGCGTCCAGTGCTTCAATCTCTTCTGTTCCGATCTCTACCCCTGTGTTTTCAAAGTCCTTTTCGTATTCCGCCAACCCCTCGCGCCAGTTGTCCAGCAACTGCAGAGCTCCGGTAGCTTTCTTATCTCCGAAAATCTTGTAGGCAAGTTTCTCATCTTTTTTTCTGGATAGAGCATCCATCACAGCGATAAAATAATCCCAGTGATTATTAAACTGGCTTTCCTCAATATGCAGCTCTTTCAGCGCTTCCATTGTGTCTTTGTTACCACTGTGCGTATTGCTTACCAATTTCTGAATAGCGCTGTTGATTTCTCCTCCATCGATTCCGCGAAGTTCCATCGCTGTGAATACTTTTTCAATGCCCTTCAGATCACCGCCCCACATTGCCTGGATATCTTTCCAGTCTGCCGCTGCTGACCAGGCCATACCCATCAGCTGGAACATCTGATCAATCATTTCTTTCATCGTGTCCACAGCAGCGGTGAAAATTCCCGCCACATCTGAACCGATTCCGCTGACAACGCTTCCGATGCTTTTTATGCAGTCGTTGAAGGAAACCACCGTCTGCATGGCCTGCCCGCTGGAATCAGCGACATCCTTCATCTCGCTGCTGAACTTACTCAGGCTGTCATCGCACGCGCCCAGCTGGTTCTGCATATCTGCCAGTGCAGCGCGGGCCTTGTTCAGCTTTTCGGCCCACTTGTCCTGTACTTCCTGATTGTCGGCGTATTCCTTTTTGCTGTCCGCCAGGGCCTTTTCCAGCGTTTTGACGATCTTTTCCTGCTGCTGGATCTGCTGCTGCAGGCTCTTCATCTTTGCCCGCGCTTTGTCCTGCTCTGAAGCGTTCCGGCCCAGTTCCGCCGTTTCAGCCTTCAGTTCGGACCGCAATACGCGCAGCGAACGATAGGCATCATTCAACGCCTGTTTATACTGTTTTTCTCCGTCCAGTTGCAGTTTGGACTGAATGGTGCCGTCGTTCGCCATGGTGTTACTCTCCTTTGCCCATCATCCGGCGGATGCTTTTGCCAAACATCATATGGCTGTCATAGTCGCACCGCCAGTAATACATATCCAGGATGAATCCGGGAGTCATATGACGCATTTCACGCATCGTGAGTCCGGCGATCAGGCCGCAGCTGTAGATCTGCCGGTCTGTCATCATGCTCCCGGTCTTCAGTTTTTTGCTTTTTCCTGTTCCTCCAGCTCAGCAAGGTATCCGTCCCGGATCTGGTCGTCCTCTTCGTCCTTGCTCTGCATCCGGTTCCCGTCCGCGACGGCCTCCCGGATCGCCTTCATCATGGCGTTCAGCCTTCCGATACTGCTGTGCTTCGTTAGCAGGCCCTCGCCGGTGATCTGTTCCTTGCAGACCCGGCCTTCCTTTTCCGCCATGTATTCCGCGCCGGCCTGCGCCATGATTACAAACACGTCCCGTATGACCTCCACGTCCTTCATGGACATCTTCTTCATGCTCTCCTGGATGTCGCCGAACTTTTCCCTCATGGCTTCCATCGCGCTCATATCAAACCGGAGGATATACTCTTTTCCGTCTCTGCCTGTGTACTTAACCATGTTTTTACGCTCCTTTTTCTGTTTTCTTGTCTATAACGTGAAATAGGGGAGCGGAGGATTGCTCCGCTCCCGTGTGTTTTGATCAGGTTGAAGGCGGTGTATACCCGGCCTTCGCGTTCACCCATGTGATCGCATCGGCTTCGGTTGCGAAATCCGCTTCCAGACGGAACTTGTTTTTCAGATCCGACTTCGGCTGAATCGCGAACACTTCTCCCTCAATCGTGGGATTGTGGTACGCAGTGTTTTCGCCTTTGGTCTCCATTTCCTCGTTCATGCTGAACTGGACCTTCCAGTACCAGTACGCGATGAACGGCTTGCTGCTGATCAGGTTGTCCTTCCAGACATAACCCGCCCCGACATAGGGAGTCGCTTCATCGCCCAGGGCATACTCCTGGGTTTCTCCCGAGGCGGGCGTGTTGTAGTTGCTGATGTCCAGCAGCATATTCCGGTCTTCCCGGGACAGATAGGTGCTGTCGATGGACAGCGTACCGCTGGTAACGCTGTTGTCCTTATCGACCAGCTTGTCATCGCCGTACAGCTTCACGTCGCCGCGGTTCCAGCTGATGTTTGCCTTCATCAGGTGGCCGACCTTCCGGCCCGTGCCATAGGTCGGCGCGGATCCGGCGCTTTCTGCGGTAAGCGGAGCAATGACCAGATTCTTCAGTGTAACCTGTGCCATGGTTTTTTAACCTCCATTCCCGGATACATATTCGTTCAGCGCCGCCTGCATCGCTTCGTAAACCTTCGGCTTTGCCTTCTTTTCGGCTTCTGTGACGAACCTGTCTCCTTTGATTGCTTTGGTACCCTTCTTGGTTGGATTCCTGCCGTAATGCAGGATGTACGCCTTCTGGGCGTTGGTGATCCGGTGGCTGTCAGTACCCTGCGGATATACGCTGATTTCCAGACCGTCCTTCCCGGCTGTCACGTCAGTCATATGGACGCCGGCTTCCATGGCGCCTGTCAGGTGATGCCGTTCGCGGATCTCTCCGCGCCATGCATCCTCCAGCACCGCAGCGCCTGCCTTCAGCATCTTAACTTCGGCCACTCCCCGAAGCCCCGCTTCCAGCTTCTTCAGCCTTGCTTCCATTTCGTCCAGACCGGTTACTGTCAGTCTTGCCATCAGAAGTATTCCTCCAGTGTGAACCGCCACGTCCACCGGTTCGCGATCAGGTCCCGCAGGAATTCGCAGCCGGTCAGCGCGAAGGACAGGCCGTCATACTCCTGCATGATCTCCTGCACGGCCTGCGCTTTCGCGTCATCGCCGTCCATCACATACAGGATCACGTTCCCGTTCATCCGCTGGCTGACCAGCTTGTCATCTCCCCAGAGTGCTTCCGGTGCCCCTGTCAGCGTCACAACCCCGTAGTCGCTGCGCCCCATGTCATTGTTTTCGTCAATCCATGTGTCACGTACGAAGTTGACTCCGCTGCCGCTCAGGGCCTCCGCCAGGGCGTTGATCGCGTCCTGCGGTGCCGGATCAGCTGCCGGTGTTGTTGCCGGTGTTTCCGCCGGTGTTGTTTCCGTCAGATTGTCCGTCATGAATATCACTCCTCTGGATGACCAGCTCTATTCCGCCGTCCCGTGTCGGATAGTTCCGGATGATGTCGTATACCTTTCCTTCATAGCGCACGGTGATCTCATTGTTATACTCTCCGGCTCGGCTCAGCTTCAGCACAACCTCCGGTTTCAGTCCGACGTTGTCGGCGTCATAGTATTCCGTCCGTGTTACGCTCAGTTCTTCACAGTAGCGCTTGTGTTCCTGGATCGTCGGCGTATCGAACACGCCGCGGGCCTTTGTGGTCTCTTCGATCAGATAGCAGATGCGTTTACGTACCACTGTCTTCACCGTCCTCCGCCGGATCCGGTTCTTCCTCCGACTGACCATCATCGGAGCCCTCCGCGGTTCCGTCATCCCAGTCCGTGTAGCCGGTGGCCGTCTTCAGCTGCTTCTTCTGCGTCTCGTAGCTTTCCAGCAGCTGCTGGTAGTTCTCCGGCGCTCCGAAGTTCGCCACAACAAAGGTTTTGATGGCCCGGCGGATCAGAGGATCCGTCTCCACCGTGCTCTTTGTTACGCCCGCAATGCCCAGATCCGCCTTCGCCGCGTCGATCAGGTCCTGCAGTTCGTCATCGTACTCCGGATCCGTCACGCCCAGCGCGTTCTTGCACTTCTGCAGCATCGTCAAAGTCTCAGGCATTGTTATCCCTCCGCGTCTGTAAAAGATTCCCCTGCAGGCGAGCGTAATCTCCTGCAGGGGCGCTATCAGGGCCGGAGCCCGGATAGTTTGGTTATTTCGCTTCGGCTTTGGTCTTGGACGTCTTTCCCTTCGGCGTCTCTTCCTTCGCCTTCACGTTTTTCGCGTTTCCGTTCGGATCCGCACTGTTGAGACACTTCATGTCAGCACCTCCGTCAGGATTCAGGCGCCAGCGTCAGGCCGGTCAGCTTCCAGAGTTTGGTCTCCGTGCTGCCGTCCGCGCCGGTTGCCGTGTACTTCAGCTGCTGGGCGTCCTTGTCCGTGATCCGGATCACGCAGATGCCGTCACTGTCCAGTGTCACCGGACCGTGCGTTCCGCCGATCAGATCAAGGACGATGGTGTCGCCCTCTTCAGCTTCGCATTTAACGACCAGGTAATGGCCGCTCTGCTCCGCCGGATCACCGGAGAATCCGGTGTAGTCATCCACATAGAGCAGTGTGCCGCTGATGGTGTCTCCGCTGACGGTTACCTCATCCTGCAGATCTGTCACGATCTTTCCGAAGAGGTCTACCGATGTCTCGATGTCAGCGCTCAGAGACATCAGGTGGCTTTTGTGTAGCGCACCAGGCCGACGCCGGTGGGCTTGCCGTCGCCCAGGCACATACCGCGGAACACGGTGCTGCCGGTGCGGAAGCCGACGGACTCATCACGGGCCACATCGATGTCCTTGCCGAAGTTCCAGACATAGCCTTCCTTCAGGTCGCCGAAGACGATATCGGTGCCGATTTCGTCTTCCAGGATGACCGGGAAGCCCATGATGTTGAACTTCGCCGGGCTCTGGGCATCCGCCACGACGATAGGACGGTTGTCGCTGTCCTTCACGGCCAGCACGTTCTGCCAGAACGTGGTCCGGCTCATAACGAAGGTGGCGTTCGGAGTGTACTCCGTCGGCAGCTTCGCGATGATCGCCAGGATGTCGGTGAAGGTGATCGCGGCCTTGGTGTAGGTCTGATCGGTCGCGGTGATGCTGGTCAGGCCGGTGGGTTCGGAAGAACCGGAGCCCGCTGCGATCTTCTTGGTCACAAGACGGAAGATCTTGTTGGCCAGGCGGTCAACCAGCCAGGTCTCGAAGGCGGGAATCGCCATCGCGGCCACGTCCGCGGTGATCTCGATGGTCTTGATCAGCTTGTAGGTGCCCAGGGCGACCTCAGCCATCGCGTCGGCGGAATCGGTGGCGGCAGTGCCCATCGCCACAACAGCGGCGTCGTTCACGGTGCCTTCCACGGGCACGATCACGGTGCCGGGGATCCGCATGACCTCAACGGCGTTGAGCAGGGGATACAGCTCCATCGCGCCGTAGATCTTGTTCACGGTTTCCTGCGGGATCACATAGGATCCGTTGGCCAGGGCGGTGCGCTCTTCGGCGCTGATGGGTTTGCCCTGCAGGTTCTTCAGCCACGCGTTGCGGTACAGTTTTTCATTTTCCATGGGTGTTTCCTCCTTGTTCAGATGTTCGAAGGATCTGACCTTCTTTCCGACTTCGCCGCCGGCAATCTTGCGGATCAGCTTCTGCCGCTTTTCCGCCTTGGAATTGATGGCCGCTTTCCGGCCTTCCACCTGTTCGACAAGCGTTTCCAGCTCGTCCAGGTCGTCGCTGAGTCCTTCAACGATTTCGGCGATCTCCGCGGGCAGTTCTTCCTGCTGTTCTTCGCCTTCCTCGCGCTCCTCGCCCTCGCCGGCAAGCTCTTCCAGTTTCGCCTGGATGGCCTTCAGCAGGTTGTCGAGCTCTTCAGCAGACATTTCGTCCAGATTGAATTCCATGTGTCGTTCCTTTCCCTCACAGACGGGCCAGTCTGGCCTTCATCCGCAAGATTCTGATTTTTTTCGCTCTGGCTTCCGCAGCGGATCTCTCCGTCCGCTCTTCCTGGATCACTCCGTCCAGGAAACGCTTCCGCGCTTTGCTTATTTCCGTCCCCGGATTCGCGGGGATTGAAACCGCTGATACGTCATAGACCTTGCTGATCTTCGTAATCCGGCTGGTCTTCGTCGCCTTGTCGAATTCCTCGCCGTCCTCCGCGATCACGAAGCAGAAACTCATCCGGTCTATCAGGCCGGTGTCAATGGCTTCGAACATCCGCCTGCTGTCCTGCGTCAGTCCCAGATCAGCCTCGACAAACAGTCCATGTTCATCCGTTCCCAGAACCAGGCTGCTGTTCCGCGTCCTGGCGAACACCATGCCCATGTGGTCATACTGCATGATCACATCGTCCATGTCCGCCTCATCAAAGGCATGCGGATCGATCACCTCATAGAAAGGCGAACCGTCCCAGTCCTCAAACAGCACATACGGCTCATCAAACGTGCTGGCGTATCCGCGGACTTTGTAGCTCTTTTCCGCGCCTTCCTCCGCCCTCTGGACCGCCATCACCGGCATGCTCCGGTATTCGCGTCTCTCACTCTTCGGCATTGTCTTCTTCCTCCGTTTCGATGATGGTCTCCGTGGTTTCTTCTGTTTCCTCCGTGACCGTCACGCCCTCCTTGTCCGGATCCTTATACTCTCCCCGGACCAGGAACATATCTCCGCCTTCAATCGGCGGCAGTCCCCAGATCTCCCGGATCTCGTTCCGGTTCATAATTCCCCGGTCCGCCATCTGGGAAGACACATCCAGCTTTTCCTTTGTGCTGGCATACTGCAGCCGGTTCGCGCTCACGGTGACCATGTTGCCCTGTGCGATCTCCCGCCGGCTGAATGTCATCCGCGTCATGGCTTCGCCGATCTGCACGGCAATGGGTTCCAGTTTGCCGTCATAGAACGCGGCCCAGCTGTCACCCACTGCCTTGTTCTGCAGCACGTCGCTGTTCACGCCCAGGTAGTTGAATACGTTCTCCTGGATCAGCTTCATCTGGTCCGCGTCCACGACATACGGCTTTTGTTCAATCTGCTTCGGATCCTTGTACTCATACGGCCAAAGCAGCAGTCCTCCGCTCTCGCCCTGCAGGTTCTCCCGGTTAAACCGTTCCCGTTCCTTTGCCAGGTCTTTCGGGCTTGTGAAGTTGCTGATCTGGGCCATGAACCGGAAGGTCGCTCCGTTTTTGATGCCTTCGGTGATACCCTGCTTCTGCATGCTGATCAGTTCCATCGTGGAGTTCAGCGCCCGGTTATCGTCACCGAAGATGTCGTCCTCATACTGGAACTTTGTCAGGATCCCGACCCGCTCCATTTCGATATAGCCGGTTTCGCCGTTCCGGAAACTGTATTTCATCCATGGCTCGCCGTCCACGTCCAGGATTTCCGTCTTGCTGGGCAGGATAGGGAAATAACCTCGTATTTCCAGATCGCCCTTCGCGTTGTATTCCAGCACCGGCACGATAAAGGCGTTATTCTGCATTTCCATGATTGTGACCAGGCGGTAAATGAACTGGTACATCGTCTGCCATTCGTTCGGGCCGGACCTCAGGCGGACTCTCAGTTTCGGATTTGCCGTGCCCTGGATGTCCAGCGACATTTTCCCCGCGTGCCTGGCAATGGCGTCGATACAGGCGCGGATCAGTTCGCTCTCATACAGCGCCCCGCCCCAGGTCGTGAAAGCGGGCGCGTACGCTGTCAGCGTCTTAAAGAATCCTTCCAGCTCCTTCTGGATGGCCTTCGGCCTGTTCCATCCGAAGATGCTGTCAAACAGTCCCCTGACACCGCCGTTCAGTCTGCCTTTGTTCATGTCCTTCAACCCTCATTCCTCAGCCGGTTTTTCATCTCTTCCCACTTGTTCGCCCGCATGCACATCGCGTCCAGCAGGCAGGCCACGCCGTCAACGTGTGCCCGCCTGCTGATCTTGATCAGCTTCTTCCTGTTCGTCTCCGCTTCCGTCTTCAGCGCCGCATCCAAAAGGTGTACCTTCATCAGGTCATTATCCTCCGCGCACTGCAGCGTTCCGTCCTTCAGCATGCCTTCCGTCGTGTTGATCACGCCTGTCAGGTTTGTGCCCTGGAATACGGTATCGCAGTGAAACCCGTATTTTTCCATTTGCGCCTGCAGATACTGGGCGCAGTATCTGTCCAGGCCGACCTGCATCACGTAGATGTGGTGTTTCTCGATCAGATCCGCGTACCAGCGGAAACAGTCGTTGTAATCCACGAAATTGTCTCCGCTTTCGAACAGCAGGCCGCGCTCAATGTACTTCCGGTACGGAAGTCCGTCCCGCGCTGTAGCTTCCTCCACCTTTTCCCTGGGAAGGAAGAACCTCACGAAGTAATAGACCACGCCTCCGCGCTGTACCAGCAAACAGCAGGCTGTCAGGTCTGTCGTCTGTGAAAGGTCGATGCCGGCCAGTGCGTAGCATTCGCTGAAATCGTCCAGCGTCAGCCGGTTGCCCTCCGCGGTGATCTTTCCCTCCGCCCGCATTTTCATCTGCCATTTCAGGCCTTCAGGTCCCACCGCGTCCGCTGTCCGGATCATCTCCTGATGCTCTTCAATCGTCCGGAATCCGCCCTTCGGATTGGTGATCAGCTGCAGTTTCTGTCCGAATCCGTCCCCGATGTTGAAACTCCGTCGGATCGTCTCCGTGCTGAGCCATGCCACAGAGCTGTTCTGCTTGATGTTGCAGTATTTTGTCAGGAACTCCGTCTTCTTGCTCAGGCTTTCGTGTGCTGTGTCGATCTCCTTCAGGATGAACTTCACGCTCACGCTTTCGCCCAGGCCCGGCAGGCTCTTCCGGAGTTCGTTGATGTCGTCCCATTTCTCCGGATCGTCGATCATGTATAGCAGCGGGAGCAGGTGCTGTTCCCGGCTGTTCCCATTCAAAAAAGCTGTCCCGCGTTTGAACAGCTCATCGAATATCCCGTCATTCTCATAGCCTGCGCTGCTGATGGCCAGTCCCAGCGGCTCCCGCCTGGCGCCCGTACCGGATACCATGACTTCCCACTGTTTCAGGCCCCTGTCTCCCGGCCAGCTGGCGATTTCATCCGCCACATAGAACATCGGGTTATAACCGTCGCTCTTCCGGTCTGTGAATGGCAGCTTCTTGACCGTCGTGTTTGTCTCTTTGATGAACAGGCCCCGGCTTTTCGTGCTCTTCGTCCGCTTGAGCAGATCCGGCTCCTTGTCCACGTTGAACTGGAACGCGCTGAAGCACAGGTCCGCCTGGTCAAGTTTCGGCGCCAGGTAATAGATCTCGCTTCCGTATTCCCCGGCGGCATAGGCCATGTATGTTCCGATCCCTCCGCCGGCAATGATCGTTTTTCCCTGCTTCCTGCCGACCACCCACAGCACTTCAGTAAACTGCCTCAGGCCGTCAGCGTCCACGATGCCGAATATATCGCTTATCGCGGCCCGTTCCCACAGGCTCAGCGTAAGGCGCTGCGGCGCCAGCGGCCCTTTGTTGTGATGGCAGTACCGCTCCATGAACCGGATGGCGTTTGTTGCCTTCCGCTGGTCAAAGAACCAGCGCTTGCTTTCCATCCCGTCCACGAGCATCTCATACAGCATCCGGATCCATTTCCCGACCGTGATGCTCCCGTCCCGGATGCCCTGGTAATACGTCAGGATCGAATTCTCATCATTCACGCCCCGACCACCCCGCCGTTAACCTCATAGCCGGAATTCGCTGAGACCGTCAACCTCATCCGGACGCTTCTTCCCGCGCTTGATGATGATGTCTCCCAGGATGCCCAGCGTCCTGTTCGCGCAGTCCACATGCTTCGGGATCTCCTGGATCAGCGGATGGATGCACACGTTCTGCCGGCCCTTCACATACTCTTTTTCGACCGTCATCCCGTCCTCTTCCAGCTGCGTCCGCATCTGAGCGATCAGCGCGACTTCCTCCGCGTAGGTCATGGCTGCGGCTTTGAAGTCCTCATCGTTCTGGACCTCGAAGATCTTCCCGAACTTCAGCAGCTTCCGGTAGCTGGATACCGCCTTCGCCATCGTCTCCCTCCGTATCTTCCGGCAGAAAAAAACAACTCTTTCGATAATCGAAAAAGTTAAGAAAATGTATCGAAAAATGATGCAGAATTGCACCATTCTCTATCAACTTAATGGCCGGTGTAACTTTCCAAAATCCCCGCGTGCGCGCACGGGAGCTCTTTTTGGCTG